TGCTCATAACCTTTACTCATTTGTACCTCCGTCTATTCCCTTACCCTCCATTCCTGGAAAAGGTCTAGGTTTACTATGTTCGTCTAATTCGTGGTTTTCTCCAGTGTTATTATTGACTATTTCACTAGCCCAACCTGCTCCTGGTATGTATGTGCAAGTTATTCTAAATCCTAGTGAATGTAGTTTTGAAGTCGCATTTATTATTTGCGTCTGTAACTTTATCGCTTCTTTATCTCTATCTTTAACCATTTTTCCTCCTTAAGGACGTAGTGTCCTAGATTATTATTAACTTCTTCTAAGTCTTGTACTAGTCGTTTTATCTTATCATTGAATATAATATTATTCTTATTCAAATGACCTTCGTGTCTTATAGACCACGCTTTGTCTATCTTTATCTCTTTACTCATCAATACTCCTAAGTAATGACGTTGTAAGCTTTATTGCTTTTTTAACCTCTGCATAACTTATTTCGTCGTTAGTCTCTTTAAGTCTATCTAGCAAATCAAATAATATAAAATATATATCTTTTGCTTGTAGATATCTTTTATCGTCTAATATATTTACTGACTTCATTCTTCCTCCAATTCAAAGTCTGACCAGTCTCGGCATTCGCTACATATAGCAACGCCTATGTCTCCGTCTTCTACTAATTCTGTTATAGCACTACCGCCGCAACAAGTAGACATCCATACCATATCGTCTTTGTCCACTATTTCGAAAGGTTCGTGCATTTCACTTCTTACTTCATCAGTCATATTACCCTCACATTGTTCACATTCTTTAACATAAATCTTTGGCTCGTCGCCTTCGTGTCTATTACCACAATTACAAACAACCGTTGGTTCCCATAGACCTTTAGACGACTCACCTTTTTCAGTAGATATAAATCCAAGATAACTCATCTGTTGTCATTCGCATAATCTAATTGTTTGTCGTTGTATGCGTCAACTTGATTTTGATTATCTTCTACTAGCTTTATTAATTCAGAGTTGAAAATTTCCGTCATCATATCTGTATCATACCAAGTAATTCCAGTATCTTCATCTCTATACTCTAAAACTTGTATTACTATAATTTTATCTTTCATATTTAATTCTCCCATTTTTTATTGCAGGCAGCGTCGCCAGACCAATAAACGTATTTGCTAACCCAAGAGTAGTCGGATTGAATACCGACGCTAGTCCCGTATCTAGCATTAATTGTTTATATATACTGCCTGCAATTTTTTTCATATTCACAATTTAATAATTTTATATTTAAAAACAAATACTTTTTTATTTTTTTTTATTTTTTTTTCAACCTCAATATAGCTCTATCTAGCATATAATATAATTAAATCTAGCTCAATCTAGCGAATATTAATAAAAAATAAACACCGACGGAGCAGAACGGACGCAAAACTGCGTCCGTCCGTAATAGTAGTTTATATAAACCTACTATAATCCGACTGAGTCAGATTGTTTGAAAAGTTAAACAAGTCGCTCGTAGTCCCAAATTCGAATGTAGGACAATATTCAGACAATCTTTTGTCGCTAACCAAAGGAAATTGATTGGACATATTGTCTACATATTTAAACTTCATCGTCGAACTATCAAATTCTACCACCGACTGCTTACCTCCGAAGCAATTGTAAACATGACTCTCATCTCTCCGTCTTATTGTTTTAGTCCTATCTTTAAAGAACTCTCTTGTTTCGTCCGGTATTCTGAAAGTGTCAAAGATATTTTCTATCGACATAAAAGTGTTATCTTCTCTATATCTTAAATATCGTAGCATAGGTTCGACTAGATAAGGCTTGTTATGTTTTGGCAATTTAAGATATCGTCTTAACATTTCGCTATCTTTTTTATACTGAACTATGTCGGTAAACTCTCCGTCTTTCATATGATATCGGTTATACCTCATTTCAAGACTTCTTATCTTGTCTAGTTTTATAGGTGCTAACGACTTATATATGTCAGTATTTTTAAAGTTATCATATGAACTTAATTGTTCGTCTCTTATCTTTTCTGCTATTTCGTAGCAAGTATCTACGACATTAGTCCAAAAGATAGTCCAATGTTGTATCTTTTCCGTATTAAGAGTTCCGCCGTGATATCTTATTTCTATTCCTTGATTTGCTTGAAAATGACAATGCAAATTAAGTCCGTGATATCTCTTGTCGTTATACTTGTCGCGACTAAAACCGCCGTTATCGTAATAAGCTTCTATGAACTCGTCTCTACTTGCAACAAAAGCAAAGTCTTTTACAGTCTGACTTACTTTTCTAGACCAATTACCAGACAATCTCGACGGAGGCACCCAAGTATAAACATGAGGCTCTATCAACTTTGTCATTAAAGTTAAGACGGTAAAATGTAGCCAGTCGTAATCTCTTGCGTCAATATGCAAGTGAAGTCCACATCTTACTGACGGATAAGCTTCTATTCTTTTCAAAGCAGTTGTTATAGTATTCACGTCGTGGACTATTAAATCTCCTCGTCGTGGTTGCATTACTATTTCATTTCCGTACCTATGTTCTCCGTCCGTTACACTTCCGTCGTAGACTACATCTTGTCTACGATAAGTGGTTGAAGGGTCTGCTTCTAATTCCCTAGACTCGTTGATTACTCTATGTAGATAATCCCTAATGTCGCCATTAAATTGTTCGTCTTCATAGTTCGTCTCAATCTCTATACCGACATATCTCCTTGACTTGATAATATTAAATGTATCTTTTTTATAATTATCATCATGAGGATTTACGAAGTCGTCGTTATCTGTGATATATTTATTAGAATAGACTTCCCACTCGGGTTTTTCGTCTGGAAAACAAGAGTCGCAGAAATAGTCTCCTCTACTTTCTGAATACTCGGCGTAATCACTTTCTAATTCACAATCACAATCTCCACAATGCGTAATTATGTCGTAATAGCAATTTTCACAATAATGTTCAGAATGTAATTCAGAATATCTTGTGTCGTCTTGAGGCAATTGTTCGTCGCAGTTGTCACAATGAACATAGTCATTGGAACAGCCGTCACAGACATAATCTCCGTCTGGATTTGTATACTCCATTCGTCCTTCTTCTTGCTCACAACCGCAGTCTGAACACTCTTCCATTTCCAGTATTACTTCGGCGTCATGGTTATATTCCGTCATGCTCAGCCTCCATTTCATCTCCAAATTGTATGTCGACAACTTGGTCTTCGGTTAATATCTGACCAGTCGCTTCGTCGTGAAACATCCACTCTTGACCAACTTCGTCCCAAAACCATTCTTCTGGACGACCTCCATAGACTTGAGCTAAATGCTCTTTTTCGTCGTCTATATATTGTTGAGGTATTATAGGCTCCCACTCGTCATCTTGTTCAGACTGAGCCCACGAAGTCGCATAGTTATTTAGACTATAATGATATACTCGACTATCATATTTGAATTTAGTCTTTTCTACATTTGTTTTGATATCGTCGAATTTCGAGGTATCAAAAGTATATAATGTATTTTTAAAAAGACTATATACGTCTACGTCGTTTATACCATTTTTGACTAAAGCATCTTCTACAAAACTATCTTCACTTGCGTAGAATAGTGTTTTTAATGACGGCACATAGGCGACATATAATGGTCTATTCTCCTCACGGGTAAGATATAATTTCATAGGGTTTTTCTTGACGAAGGACAATGCGAAGTCTGCGTCAAAGTTCTGGACTGCTTCTTGTATATCGTCGTTATCGTTAAGCGATTTAAATATCAGCTGACTATCGACGGGACATTGTTTGTCCAACTTAGATTGCATTTCTGATATATTGTAAACACAGCCGTTATGAGCTCCGACGACATCGCCGACTTTAAACGGGTGAGCATTTGATTTGACTATTGCACCTTCGGTCGCAAATCGTGTATGACCTAATAAAATATAACTATCAGTTTTTAAACTACTAACTGCGTCGTGATATTCTTTCGTATCTACAAATTTGCTTGACGGCAAAAGTGATTTATATATTCTAGTGTTAGCTCCGACTTTAGCAATACCAGACGAATGAGCACCACGACTCTCGCTATCTACTGCCATTTCTCTCAACACTTTCTTAACAACTTTTAATTGCTTGTTGGTGTAAGGCGTCGGAGACTTTGCTATGCCATAAATTCCACACATAGTCTGTTTCTCCTTATATTAAGGTTATCAATTAACAGACCGCTATCAAGCGTCTGTTCTGTATCAGTATCTCTACCAAATCTTTGCGACAATCCATAGACGACTGCGAAAGGATTACAGCCCAATTGCACTCGACTAGCACAAGAGTATTGTCTATGAATCATCGCTACCATTTATAAAACCGCGTCGTTAATTACTTTTATAAAATTACTATTAGCGGTATCCATTTTGTCGTATGCACGACTTAGTTCATTCATTATTTCTACTTTGAAACTAGACACTATTTCTGCTTCGTCGCATAATAGTCCAATGTCTATTCTAAGTTCTAATAGTCTAGTCTTGATAGACGCTAATTCATTGGTCAATCTACGCCTTTCTTTTATCATGCTATCTAGCGTCGGACTAGTGTTAGTATTACATTGTTTGCACATATTAGTATTCTCCTTCCGACTAGTTATCGTAGCCGTTTCTGTGTGTTCTGTTAGCACCCTTGACCGACTGAAGTCCACCGCGACGAGTAAGCTCGTCAAACGATATTACATCGCGTCGGGATAGTTTAGGGTTATCATCTGTAAAGTTGTCGACTGACACTGCGGCTATACGACTGTGTGTCTCGAAACGACTATGTTTATAGTTTACGACAAAGCGATAGCCCATACGCATAAGCTTACGAGCGACATTGTTTACAACCCATAGTGAGCCCTTCATATCGTCAGCAGGTATCTCTAAGTCATTACCTTTAATGTGGTCAGTAATAAAAACCGTCCAACCGCTATCTTGTTGATTAGGGACAATAGTCGATTCTATGCCAATCGGCAGTGTTTCAATCTTGACGCGTTCCTCTACGACGTGAGTATGCCCACAGTCGCAAGTACAGTTGCGTCGTTTAATCATAGTAGTCATAATATATCCTTTCTTGACTAAGTTAATATTCCGTCGGAAGCCATTTGCCGTCGGGCTGGAGGCTCCGCCTACGCGTAAAGTTATCGATTTTCTAGCTCATTTCCAAGCGATATTTCAGTCGCTGTCAATTATTTTTCCGCAATATTTCCGTCGGAAGGCTCTATCTAACTAATTTAATAAACAACCGACCAATATCGAGCTCCGTCGAGCGGGACTATGCGTCTATCTAGCTCCGTCGGGCGGGAAGCTGGGACCAGAAATCCATCTAGCTACGTCGAGCTCCGTCGGGTGGAATTTACTGACCTATGTCTAGCTCCGTCGTCTGGAAAAAATTTTGGGCAAAAAAAAAGCTTGGGCCCCCGAAGGGACCCTGGCTCTTATTTACAACAGTCACGTTGTGCATCATTTCTACCTAAATGGTATGACCTGATTTTATGAAACTCTATGGTTATACCGACTGCATAGAAAAATACTACAATCAGGGTAATAACACATAATACAAGTGCTTCTGTCATTATCTACTCCTTTCTGCTATCCACTGTTGAATTAATATTGGCAGCTTATGTAAGCCTCTGGAGGCTTGCTGTAATACTGCACTCTCTATTTTATATGTTGCTCTATTATTATTCATTTTATTTATCTCCTTTACATTTCGGGTAACATTCTTTTGAACTATAGTTACCACATTTATTACATCTAAACATATTACTCTCCTTTACTTATTAAGAGTAAGGCGCCCCGAGGTATAGGAGGGCGCCATCTACTCGTTTACTCGTTATTTCCTAAAGCCCACCAACCATTTCCGTTGACCTTATTAGACCAATCTTCCATTTCTTGGATGAACTTTCGTTGATTTGGATGCTTTCGCTTCCATTCTCTAAGCTTCTCTTTATTCATCAATCTTAATTGATGCTTAAGGTCTGCTATTCTCAACTGCCGTTGCTTTAGATTTTCTCGTTGAAGCTTTCGCTCTTTTACTCTGAGATAATCGGCAACTGTTTTTAATTGCTTACTCATTGTTCTTTCCTTCCGAGAAGGGGCGATTGCTCGCCCCGTTCTCTGTGTTCGGTTGTGTTATACCATTATCTCAACTTTAAGTCCTAGTTGAGGTAACCCTTGCTTCTCAGAGTTACGCTTGTTCATTCTGACCCTGTCTTTCGCAAGTTGCTTGTTCACTTTAGTTACAAGCTCTGAGATTGTTTGCATATCTCGTTGCGTGTTCTTAAGGTCTGAGATGACCGCCAAGTTTGATTGCGCTCTAGTACCCTTGACTCTGTGGTCTGAGGCATACTTGTCAATCAATGATTGCGCGATATCCTGAGATATTACGCCATCTTTGGCCATGGTTTGGTAAGTGCTCATTGCTCTGTCATAGACATCGCGAGTTACTACACCCTGTTTTTGTTTAACTACATCCGTTTTTTTAGTAGACATTATGTTGTCCCTTTCATTAATTGGCGTTGTATTGAATCTCTGTTGTAGAGAACCGCCAAACTTTGCAAACATAGTAGAAAAATTAAGCTTTGAACTCAGCAAATTGTGACGCGTTATGCGGGACGAGGCTCCCACCGCGAGTGTCTGATAGTTCCGAATTGTCAAATAATACATAAACAACCTACGGCGGTTATATCAAATAGTCAATAGTTTTTTATAAGTTTTTTTTAGCGTGTCTGTAAGTGTTGATATTGTTAGACTTAGTAGCAAAAAAAAGTTTGCTCAGAGGGTTGACATTATGAAATAATAGATATTTTTTGCAAAAACTAACACTATATCCAAAAACCGAATTTTCAACCAAATATTGCAATTTCTAATAGGAAAAAGACCCGACCCCTCATCGCGAAGAAAAGAAACACACAAACTAAGCCAATTTTTTGAGATGGCGTCTGTGGATATGTGGATAATATTGTGGAAAACTAAACGGTTTTTGAAATTTTGGGGTAAAACTGGTGAGGTGGCAAAATTCGACGACTAGAATAATTTTGATAAAAAATTTTTCGATTAGACCCTCTCTAGAACACCGAGCATTATTTAAGATATAGATTTAATATTCTTAGTTATTTAAGAACATCGAACATTAGTGTTTTTTTTCGTCCTTCGAACTGTCAAAGTTACTCTGTTTGCTTTACTTGGGTCAATATCTTTTTTACATTTTGTTAATTTTTGTATTTCTAGCGATTTCAAGAGCATTAGAAACTAGAACATTGGGACGTCGTGCGGTTTTTTTAACATTTTTACCTTTTTTATTTGACTTGTGTAGTATTTTTTATGTAAGTTGCATACACAACAACGTTTAGGGAGAACAATGGCAAAAGAAAAAGCAATGAAATTAAATATTGGTGGTCATAACTACAAAATAATAGAATTACCACTAGAACACGAAGATAATGATAAAGAACTGTATGGAAGACATCTTGTAAAAGATAATATTATACTTATTAATAAAGATATAGAAGAGTCTAGAAAGCTTGAAACCTTTATACATGAGGTATTACATGCAATTTACTATAATACTGGCTTAGAGCACGATGAGAGAGCTATTGAAGCTGTAAGTAATGGATTATTTCAACTAGGAGTAGGAGAATATCTATGGAAAATATCAGAAAAGCAATCTTAGAAGCAAAAAAACAAGGTAATACTGAATTAGTTCAAAAATTACAGCAAGAGCTAGATGTATTAGAACAAATACGTCAAAACCTTGATTGGGATAGATATGAAAAAGAGTTGAATGTTTTAAGAAAACTAGAAGATAAACCCGATAAAGAGGACTTTCCAAATGAATCAGAAAACTAGCACAGCAGAAGACGTAGTATCGTATATAAAAAACAACTACCCTTCTACAGAAAAAGAATTTCAAACCCTTTTAAATGAAATGTATTTAACATTTTGTAAGAAGCAGTTTGATTATGGTCCTGGCAATATTGCTATGGGTACCACGTTGAAAAACGAAAAAGAAGTCAATACAGCCTTATTTGGTATAATTGTAAGGCTAAATGACAAGATAAACAGACTAGTCAATCTTTCTACTAATCACGACTTCGAGGCTAAGAATGAGCCCGTAGAAGACGCATTTTTAGATATAGCTATATATTCAGTTATGGCATTGATAGTCAAAAACCAGAAATGGGGCAAATAATGGCGAAAGCTAAATTATGGACAGATGAAGAAGTAGTAATATTACATCAGTACGAAAAGACAAATAAATCTGCTTTTCAACTGTACCAGGAAATTAGGATAGCTGGATACGATAGAACGTATAAAGCAGTAACTAGAAAAATAGAATCTCTAGGGTTTAGAAAGCCTAAGAGATATAAAACTGGACATGAGCTAAGTATAGGATACCTAGACATAGAATCTACTGGTTTTAGCGCTAATATTGACTTAATGCTTTCTTGGTGTATCAAAGGCAGAGGAGTTAAGAAGGTTGCTGGAGATGTTATCGAAAGAGAAGAGATTATGTCTAACAAGCAAGATAAAAGAATAACACAGTCTTTAGTTGATGAAATGAATAAGTATGATGTCATATTTACTTATTACGGAACTAGGTTTGATATTCCTTTTATTAGAACAAGAGCTTTATATCATGGAATAGATTTTCCAATGTATAGACAAAAGTCACATAAAGACTTATATTATGTGGTAAGGTCTAAATTAAAGCTACATCGTTCATCTTTAATGGCAGCAACAGAGTTTTTCGGTATTGACGGTAAAACTAGAATTAAACCAGAATATTGGCAAAAAGCTCGTTGGGGCGATAAAAAGTCTTTAAAATATGTATACGAACACAATATTGCAGACGTTGAAATATTAGAAGACTTACATAGAAAACTAGAAGAACACGCACCACCTATGGTGAGACCATTATAAGGAGAGACTATGGTAGATAAAAAAGAAGAAAAGCTAGTAATCATGAATGATGGCAAAGAAATTGAGTTTGTTATGTCTGACTTATCAGATGAAGCTAAAGCTCAATATGCTAGAGCCAATGAACTTGCTGGTCAATTAATGCAAATAGACCGACAAGCTAACGAAGTAAGATTCCTAGCAAATAACTATATTCGGTTTGTTATCGACGAACTTGAAAAAGAAGTTGACGATAAAGAAGAAAAATAGTTAGATTATGAAAGAACGCAAAGTAAAAGGTGTGACACACCTGCTTTTTGAAAGTCAAGAAGAGTTTAGGGAATATCATTCAGATATATCTCTATCAACTAATTGGAGACATTCAAACAAGGGAGATTGGATATTGACTGACGATGGTCAGGTATGTCAAGTGTTACACCTAGGCGTATTAAAAAAACACGACAGAAAGAAGGAAACTACCTTTATAAGAACAATAATGGGTTCTTACATATGTAGTCCTAAAGTAGTAATAACAGGTGACATGAAAACAAACATGCACACTTTTTCTACTGCAGGTGAATCTCCTTCTGTTAGAAAGAAAAATAGAAAAAACGCTACTGATAAAGAGTTTTTGTTTGGCAAGTACGTTGCAAAAGGAGATGATGTGGTCGAAGCATATATGAAAGCATTTCCTAGTAAAAATGAAAACTACGCTAAATCACAAGCAAAATTATTGTTAAAAACAGACAGGGTGAAAAACTTGATTAGAGAAGAAATAGATAAATACTTGAATGAAGCGGAAATTACTCCAAACTATCTCTTGGAAGAAATGAGAGACATTATAGACAAAGGTGGCTCTTCAGATAGAGATAAGATTACAGCGATAACAACATTAATGAAAATATCTGGAATGATGGATACAGAAAAGACTACAGAGTCCTTAACATTATTTCAAGGTTTTACAAAGGAGCAATTAAATGCAATTCAAGGGTCCGAACACAAAAAACTGGCAGAAGTTAAGAAAGATAGCGAAAAGTAGTCGCTGCTTAATTTGTCACTATCATTTAAAGAAAACAGCAGTATTCTTATGGAGTGCTAAAAAGAAAGACACTACGCATATAAAATGTTTTAACTGTTTAACAGTATATAATAAATCATTTGGAATTACCGATGTAGGTATACCAAGAGAGGTAGGTGAATCATGAGATTAGCTGTATATGGAACTCTTAGAAGAGGATTTGAAGAAACTGGAAGAATAGAAGATTTCAGTTTAGTATTTCCTGGTCACAAGAATTTTCCAGCTTTAATTAAAAATAAAAAAGGGAAAGGAGCTGTAGTAGAGGTTCTGGATGTAAATAAAGAAGAACTAAATATGTATGACATGTACGAGTCTGTAAAAGAAGGTCTTTATATAAGGACTACAGTAGATGTTATAATGGATGATACGGATGAAAAAGAAAAGTGTTGGGTCTATGTAGCTGGACCACTGCTTTGGCAAAACTCTAGTATGTTTACAGAAGTACCAGACGGAGATTGGCTTTCACCTAAAACATTAGTAATGATGGATAGAGTTTATGAAAAAGAATACCAAGAAGCCAGATAATTTTAATATCATACCTCCTGACCTATCTCAGAAGGAGAGAGCGTTAGAGCTTGCAAAGAAAGACATAGTTACTTTTGGTCAGATGTTTTTACCAGAAGACTTTATGAAATCAACTCCTTCTCCTTATCAATATGAGTTGAGCGATATATTACTAGGAGATGAAAAGCGTGTTTGTATTATACTTCCTAGAGGACATGCAAAGTCTACTTTAGCTAAGACTGCTTTATTGCATCAATTATACTTTGCTCCTCCAGAAAAGAAACAATTTATAGCGTGGGTATCAGAAGAACAATCTCAGGCTATTGACCATATTAAATATATACAAAATCACATTGATGTAAATCCTGCATTACAATATTACTTTGGAGACTTGAAAGGAAGTAAGTGGACAGAGAAAGAATTTACCACTGCTAGAGGAGATAGAATCATAGCAAAAGGTACAAGTCAAAGATTACGTGGTCGTTCACAGTTAGGACTGCGTTATACAAACATAATTCTTGACGACTTTGAGTCAGAATTAAACACTAAAACACCAGATAGAAGGAGAGAAATAAAAGAATGGGTAATGTCTACAGTAGAACCCGCACTAGAAAACTCCAAAGAAAACGAAGGGTCAATATGGCTTATTGGTACAATAGTCCACTACGACTCTTTTCTTCAAGGCGTATATGATGGATGGCTAGATGCTGAAAAACAAGGAAGAAAGTCTGCTTGGCAAGTATTGTATAAGAAAGCTATAGTAGACGATGTTCCTTTATGGCCTAGCTATTTTACAAAAGAAAAACTTATGGACATAAGAAGAAGGTTTACAGAAATGGGATTAGTACATAAGTTTGCTCAAGAATACCTAAATGAAGCAAGAGACTTAGAAAGTGCTAAATTTCATATAGATAGACTAAACTATTATCAAGGAGAGCTAGTTAGTAAAAATGGATTCAACTATATGATGGTTGATGAGTCTGCTATTCCTGTTAATGTATACATGGGAGTTGACTTGGCTTATGAGTCAAATGCCAGAAGCGATTATCAGGTTATAATGACTATTGCTATGGATAGAGATAGAAATGTATATGTTGTTGACTACTACAGAGAACATTCTCCTTTATACAATATGCCTAAAACAATTGTTGATATGGCAAAAAGATACCACCCAGTAAGAAGAGTTAACGTTGAAAAAGTTGGAGCTCAAGGATTGGTGAAAGATTATGTAAATCAACTAGCTGGTAAAGATAGAAAATTAGCTCCTGGATTGTCTCAAGGGGTAAGACCTCCTCATGGAATTAAGAAAGAAGATAGATTAGAAGCTCTTTTATGTCCTATAGTGAATAGAAGAAAGTTGTTTATAAAGAAAGAACATGCAAACCTCGTAGATGAGATGTTCGAATTTCCAAAAGGTAGAAACGATGACCTTCTTGACGGTCTTTGGTATGCAGTTACAACAGCTAAGCCTCCTAAAAGCGGGGCTATAGATTCTGATAAATTAGAAGATAGAATAAATAAAATAGAAGAAAGTCGCACTAAAAGAGTCGTTAACTGGGTTACTGGACAAAAAATATAAGATTTCTCTTGACTTTAGTAGACAAAAATCTTTATTTTTAGACTAAAAACTAATTGGGAGTATATGGCTAATTACGACGAAAACAAATCTAAAGCTCAAATCACAAAAGAATTATTTAGGCGGTGGAGAGATGCAAGGCAACAATGGGATGCCGAAGCAAGAAATGCAGTAGACTTTACTTTAGGTAATCATTATACTAAAGATGAATCAGATGCCTTACAATCTGTAGGACAAGCTGACTTTGTTATAGACAGAGTATATGCTGCTGTAGATAAGCTAAAATCATTACTTACAGCTAGACCTGCTAGATTTTCTGCTATCGCTAGAGAAGATTCTGATAGCAAACTTTCTAATGTATGGAAAACAATACTTGAATACGTTTGGGATATTTCAAACGGAGATTCTACTTTTAAGCAAGTAGTACACGATTATGCTGTTACTGGACTAGGATATATGTATGTATATGTCGACCCTGAATCAGATTATGGTAGAGGTGAAGTTAAATATACGCACGTAGACCCTTTTAGAGTATATGTAGACCCAGCGTCAAGAGATAGATTTTTTAATGACGCATCTGGAATTATATTGTCTACTTTTTTAACCAAACAGCAAGTTTTAGACCTTTATCCTGAGTTAGATGAAATGATTGACAATATAGAAGTTGGAGTTAATTCCTTATATGGAGAAGATTACCCAACATCTACTTTAAAAAACAGTAATAATGTTTTAACCCCAGCTGAAGCAAAAGACCTTGATTATAATGTAAATCAAAAATATCAAATACTTGATAGGTTTTACAAAGTAAAAGTTCCTTATTATAGACTATTTAATACCGTGTCTGGTCAAGAAAAAATTATTGACCCAGAAGTATATGCAGAAATACTTCAAGAAGAAGAAAATGTAAAAGCTTTAGAAAGCGGTGCTATACAAGTAGAAGAAATACAACAAACAAGAATTGCTCAATGCAGTAGCATTGGAGATACTTTACTTTATGAGCGTATTCTTAACACTGATATATATCCAATTGTTCCATTTACAAACATTTGGACTAATACTCCCTATCCAAAATCAGATGTGAACAAGGTTAAAGACTCTCAAAGACTTTTAAATAAGTTATTTTCTCTAACCTTGTCACACGCTCAATCTGCAGCTGGATTAAAACTTTTAATTCCAGAAGGAAGTGTTGATAATGTTGGTCAGTTAGAAAAAGATTGGGCTAATCCAAATGCGGTTATTGAATATAATCCAGAATTTGGAGAGCCACATTACCCTCAACCAGCTCCTTTAACTAGCGAGTTTTATTATTTAATTGATAGGGTAGAAAAATATATAGATTTAAATTTTGGTATACCTGAATTATTACAAGGATTTAAAGACGGAAGTCCAGAGACTGTTAGAGGTACAATGCTTTTATCAGAAATGGGTGAGTCTAGAGGTAAATCAAAATTAAGAGATATTGAAGCAAGTTTATCAAAAGTTGGTCAAGTAGTTTATAATTTATGTAAAGACCACTATAGATTTGCAAAAACATTTAGAATTGTACAACCAAATAACGATATTACTGAATTTTCAGTTAATATGAGACTGTATGATGATAAGCGAAAAGAAATGATGACTATTGAAAATGATATTCAATTAGGTCAACATGACATTCGAATTATATCAGGTTCAACTTTGCCAAGCAATAAGGTAGCAGAATATAATATGTACCTTGATGCCTATAAGTTAGGTCTGGTAGATGATGTTGAGGTTTTGAAGAAAAGCGAAATCTTTGACAAAGAAGGTGTTCTTCAAAGAAAAGGAAGTATGGCACAAATGCAACAGTATATTACACAGCTTGAAAATCAAGTAAAGAAACTAAGTGGCGATTTACAAACGTCTGAACGTGAGCAGGTATCTGCTAGAAAACGAACAGAAGTTGAGAAGTTTAAATCTACATTAAATGAGATTTCTTCTTCCACTAAGGTTAAAGAAAAAGAAAAGGTAATGCAGCTAGGTAATTTGGTAGACCAAATGGGACAATCTTTGGAGACTGAAGAAAATAACAATCGTGGTTCAGAGTCTTAGACTAAATCACGAAAGGAGAAAAACATGGCAATTGAACAAGAACAACAACAGGTTGAAAAGAAAGACCCAATTGTGGATTCTGCAGTGGAACAAACAGTTTCATTACAAGAAGAAGCCGTAGAAGAAGGTGTGGAAGCATCTGAAGCTGTAGACTGGGAAGCAGAAGCTAAAAAGTTTCAATCTATGTACGATAAGAAGACAGCAGAGCATGAGAATCTTACAAGAGAGTCGCAAGACTTACTTCAGTTAAGAAGCGCATTATCTGAAAAACCCGAATTAGTAGATATGATTGAAAAAGGACTTTCTGGAGAATCAGTTGAGGGCAAAGAATCGGAGGGAAGTACAACCCCAGAAAACTTTGACCCTTGGGACGCCTATTACAAGCCAGAATCAGAGTCTTACAAATTTAGAGTAGGACAAGAAAAACAGCTTGTACACGAAACAGTAGATAATGAGTTAGCTAAACTACAGAATCAAATGGCGATGAATAATTTAAAGACAGAATTGGTTTCAGAACATAATCTTGGAAAAGATGATGCCGAAAGATTTTTACAATTTGCAACAACACCAAAAGCTAACCTTCCTATTGAAACGCTTATTAAAGTGTGGAAAGAAAATGAAGGCAAAGGTGCGAAAGTAAGTGAAAATATGGAAGCAGTAAAGAAAACTAAATCAATTCCTAAACCAGCAGGTGTGCTTCAGGGTGGCGAACAACCACAAAAATCTGAGGCTGACCAAGTATGGGATAGAGTTATGAGCGCTGGGACTCGTGGTAGGCTAACTAAACAATCATAAATAGTTAGGAGACTAAAATGGCTATAAATAGCGGAATACTAAAAGCTTCCGACATTACAGCTTCAACAACAAGTGCTGGTTACGGGCAGGCCCCGGACCAAAGAAAACTGTATGATTTCTCTGATAGAGTTGCGGAATTAACTCCAGAAGAATCACCTTTTTTCACCTACTTGGCTAATGTTTCTAAAGTTGCGACTGATGATAATGTTTTCAGATTTCTTGAAAACAGAAGTCAAATCAATCACACAGATAGAAGCTTTTTATTAGCAGCTGATGTTAATGGCGGAGCAGCAGTTTCTAAAGACGTAGTTTATGCATTTACAGTTGACACAGCTTCAGCAGGAGCGGTTAACTTCCTTACCAAAGGAATGGTATTTGCAGTAAACACTTTAGATGATGCAAACGGTTATACTCAAGCTATTGTAAGAGTTGAATCTGGACCAGCAGCTGGTTCAGCAAGTTCAACCTTCCAAGGTAGAGTAATTGGTCTATCTGATGCTAATACAGCAACTGGTTATAACGTGCTTTCAAACAATGATACTTGCCAAATTATTGGTACATCATTTGAAGAAGGAACAGCATCACCAGATACTTTTTCAGATAGTCTAGACGACGGATTTGGTTATACTCAAATCTTTAAAACAGCTTGTGAACTAACAAACACAGCAATCGCAACACGTCATCGTGGATATGCGAATGAGTTTGATAGAATATGGGCTCAGAAATTACGCGAGCACAAAATTGACATTGAAAGAGCTATGCTCTTCGGTCAAAAAGCTCGTTACCAAGGCGTTCAGTATACTGAAGGTCTAGTAGGAAATATCTTAAAGAATGTAGCACCTGAAAAAACAGATGCTAATGCATTAGCTTATTCTTCTGGTAAAGCTTACCATAGAAGTATTGAAAAAGCTAATTTAACTTACGATAAATTACTATCAGACTTAGAAGTTATATTTGACCCTGCAAGAGGCGGAGCAAGTGAAAAACTTGTTATGGCTTCTTTGCCTGTAATTTCATTCTTTAACAAAATGGGCGACGGCGCTTTCATTGACGCTTCTGTAGGGTATTCAAATGCTCCATACAGAGTTAATATGGATAACGTAGAAGGTGCTTTTGGACACAAATTAATGGAAATTAATACTGTGCACGGAAGTATGTTCTTAGTCAAACAACCTTTATTCAGAGGAATGGCAAAAGGATTTATGTTAATGGCTGATATGAGTCAGTTAGCATACAGACCTTTAGTAGGTAACGGTATTAACCGTGATACTCAAATCATGACAAATGTACAAAGTGCAGATGAAGATTTGAGAAAAGACATGATTCTTACAGAAGCAGGTCTTGAAATCACATTACCAGAATCTCATGCTCTTTACAACGTGGAGGGAATTTAAGATGAAGACAGATAGAATCAACGAAAATAGTGGTGCATACGGTTCAGCTAGCAGAGATGTTGTGCTTGTTCCAGATGCAGCTACTTATACAATTTTAGCAGAAGACTCAGGCATAATTCACGTTTGTCCTGACCTTACTGCAGATATTGTAATTACACTACCAGCAGAAGAAATCGGATTAAGTTACGAGTTCTGGTATGGTGGTGCAGCAGCAGACGCTCAAGACTGGCAATTTGACACTGGCGCAGATGCAAACTACTTTGTAGGTGGCTTAGCACACAGTGATGTTGACGGTGAATTAACTGCAGTAGTATACTCAGATGGAAACAGTAACTCAAAAGTTAGTGTTTTAACACCTGAGAGTGGTACTATGGTTAAATTCGTTTGTGATGGTACAAAATGGTATTTAAACGGAACAGTTGTTTCCGCTGAAAATACTGCAATTGTATTTGCTGACCAATCATAATAGTTATTAGGTACTATGGAGTGGGTTTATTCCCACTCCGAAACCTATAAAGAATTTTAAAAATAATAGGAG